GATTAATCGAATCTATACGTTTTACTTTCTACTGGTTGGTTACCTATATATAACCATTCTTTATTCAAAAATACAGCAGAAGTTGTGTTGAGTTCATAAGAAGTTTCTTGTATTTTACATGTAGCATCTAAGTAAGTGGGCTTGACTCCACTACATGTATCATATTAGAATTAACTTAAATGACCTTAGTTCATAATTTTTAATTGTTTTTGATTAGAGAGGATTGATAACCCTAAGTTATCTCTATGGGTCTTTTCATGACCCTTCCAAATAACTGAAATCCTTTCCAATTTTGAAAATTTTGTATATATTTCATATTTCATACTTTTATAATTTCATTTTAAATTAAATTTAAACATATAAAAATTTTATATATATATATTTTTATTTCTAATTTAGAGAATACAGATCACCTTTTATGATAACATATGTGTTTATTCTTTGGAAAACTTTAGATATCCTTCTATAAGTTGATTAGATTGTATGGCAATGTTTAGATACTCACAGTGTCTAGCTATGTAATTATTCTTTAGCAATAATTTAGCTATTCCTGAGTTGCGACAACCTTAATCGTTGGTAGACGTCAAGATTGACTCTATTAGTTTTTCAAATCATAAATATATATATTATCCTCTAAATAAATTTTCTAACTCTGTGGTGGTGTTAGAAATGGATCCGAGGTTACTATATGGAAATAATATGCATAACGTTTTTTGAAGCCTGAAGGCTTAATATTTGAATAGATTTCACAGTGTTCTATAACACTATATAGAGGAGTGGATTCCTCTTTAAGCAATTAATCCAAACAAACTAAATTTAAAAAACAGTATGACAACAATTATTCTCGAAGTTATACTTTCCACCACCTTTATTTTTCTTGGACCAGTTGGCTGTGGAGCTGCTGGTTATTTTAACAAAACTAGAAAAGATAAAAATAAAAAATACAATACTCCATATACCATTTATAGACGTAGTAACAAGATTCATGTTGCTTCAATTCTAATTTCATGTTTTATGTTTAGTGCCTTTGGCACTGCAATGGCAGATGATGGATCAATTCAGGATTTCAAATTCGATATTGATTGGTGGTGTGAGATATTTTGCTTACTAGCCTATTCAATTGTTTATTTCAATTTGGCATACCTTATTCATTCAAGGAAAAGGAAAACTATATTTGAAATTCAATCTGAATATTTTGCTAAAGTGGGCAAAGATATTGAGAGCACCAGGGAGCGTAAATCTCGCATGCGTTGGCAATTTATTGAGAATAATCGTATTGAAGATTACGGAAAACGTATTAATTCAAAGGATTATGATAAGATATTACGTACACGTGCGCGAGATGCAGTTTGCCAATCATTATTGACAACTTATTCCGAAGAAAGTGAGTATTGGATTAAATTGTTAGAAGATACCACTATTCTTTTCAGCGCTTTGTATGCGTCCTCCAAAACTACACGTGATGGTAGACGCATATACAATAAAGCTGGAATTACTGTGGCTATTATCAATTTTCTTAAATTGAGAACTAATAAATCTTTTACATCTGGACTTTTCTCTACATATCAAATGATATTAGAAAAGGCTTTGGTAGTAGATGCGGGCACAGAGGAAGTTGTATCGGAAGAAGTGTATCAACGCTATTCCAGTGTTGATGCTGAAGATCAAGCTATATCCTTTCAACAGGGTGTAGGTAAGGCAAGGGAAATGTTAAATGATTACAAGGATTTGAAAAATTCAGCCCTGGTTACAAAATTATCACATTTCTTTTATTGCACTATTTCATTATCTATATTTGACAACATGAAGATGCCATTTAATATTGAAAATTTCACCGTTCTCGAAAGAGAGTTTATGAAGAAAAAATTTAATAAAAATACACCTTACATTGAAACATTTATTGATACAATTATATTTATCTGCGAAAAAGGATACCAATGCTATGTCACAGGTACTATTCAACCTATATATCATAATGATTCTACCTATGCTAAATGGGTTACTGATGCAATGCATATCAAGAACACTACTAAATATTTTCATACACCCGAATTGTATGAAGAAGATTTTGGTGAGGAATTCATTGAGACTGAATTTGCAAGGAAAATAAATGATGTGATCGAACAAGGTATCAACATATGTTCGTATGCTACTCAATTGAGTAAGTTCGAGTCTGATAAAGCTAAATTTCTATTAAATGAAATTCGGATGATTAAATTAGATCTGTATAGCAAGCGAGCATGTCGAGCTGGGCGTAAAGCTCCTTTCTCTGTATTAGTATATGGAGAATCTGGACACGCAAAAAGCACTTTTCAAGATATGATATATTATCATTCATGTAAACTTTTAAAACTTGATTCGGATATTTCGAACAGATTCACAATTAATCCTGCAGCCAAACATATGGATGGAATAACAGCTGGTGTACACACTATTTTAATAGATGATGTGGCAGCGAAGAATCCATCACTTGGTGAAGATGCGACTATAGATTATATTATTCAATTGTGTAATAATGTACCTTTTGTTGCTCCAATGGCGGCACTTGAAGATAAAGGTAAAGTTCCCTTCCGAGGAAAACTAGTTATCGGATCCACAAATGTAAAGCACTTGAATGCTCAATATTATTATTCACATCCAACTGCAATTCAGCGTAGATTCCCCTTTATTGTGAAACCAACTTTAAAACAACAATATATTGATAATCTTGGCAGAATTAATCAAGCAGCAATTCCAGAAGAATTGCCAGCTAATTCTTACCCTGATTTATGGGATATTGATGTGTTTGAAGTTAAATCACGTTCATGTGAAACTTTAGGACAGACGGCAGAACACATTTGTATTGCCTCCAAATTGTCTCTTAAAGAGTTTCTTAAATTATATAATCGTACATTACTCCGACATGAAAATACACAATCTAAAGTTGAAAAACATATGAAAACAATGTCCGAAGCCGAATTGTGTGATTGTGGATTGCCAGCATTATTATGTGATTGTGAGAATCAGTCTAATATTCTGCAGCGTCTAGGTGCTTATTATCATATCAAGATGAGATTGGTTGCATCACTCTTCATTTTCATCTATGCCTTCACTCCATTACGAATCTTTTGTATGCGTTATCTAAATTCATATATGATGCGAATTATGAGTGGAGAATATATAACTTTCACTAAGTATATATTTAGTAATATTGGACGAAAAGTTCAGGAAAAGAATTTTAGATTACCTAAATTTATCCTTGGAGTGACTACTCTATTGACTATTGGAGCCATGACATCTAAATTGTACAATTTACATAATAGTTATAACAATGCAAATAATGAGAGCGACATTTCGGCAGGCATTATTCCTGAAAAAGAAGAAAATGGACGAGAAAACGTTTGGTATAAAAATGATTATGAATTAAGTAGATGTGATCTTTCTAAGGCAACTGATTCAACTCAATCCATGTCAGATGATGATTTCAATTCGTTGATTGGTCGTAACTGCGTTTTTCTTAATGTATCCAATTCAGAAAAAGTTTGCAGAACCAAAGCAGTGTGCTTAGGGGGTCGAACATATATTATGAATAATCATGCTGTATTACCAGGAGATAATTTAATGATAGAAATGATAACTCAATGCAGAAAACAAGGTGTAAATGAAAATCATAGATTTTCTTTATCTAAAGTATGTTTTCAGCGAGTAGAAGACACAGATCTATGTATAGTTGTATTCCCAGATATACCACCAAAGAGAAATATTTTTAAATTTTTACCTATGGAGACTGTTCAATCTCGATTACAAGCTCGTTATGTTTCAACATCTAATGAAGGAGAATTTATAGTCAATTCTATACCATTGGTTAATTTTGTGCCCATATTGAAGGTGGGTACTCATCCAAGACAAGATTGTTACATGGGTACACCTACTTCCGTTACACAAATTGGTGATTGTGGTTCAGCTTTACTGGCTAAAACAGCTCATGGCCATATTTTTTATGGCATACATTTTGCAAAGACCATTAAAGATGAAAGTGTCGCTGTGGCAATAAGTCAGAAAATGATATCACCTTATTTACAAGATGAGTACTTTCTTGTCCAATCTTCATCATTCGAATATTTATCAGCAGAAGGGTATCCTAGAGAATTGAAATCTTTAGATAAAAAGTCAGTCTTTCGATATCTAGAAACCGGTGTTGCCCGAGTATATGGTTCTTTTGCAGGCTTTATACCAAGAGCAATATCTCAGGTGTGCACCACACCAATGGCCCATTATTTGCGCAATACGTATAATATTAAGTATGGTGCTCCAATCATGTCTGGTTGGGAGCCTAAACGAATTGCTGCCAAAGAAATGGTTCGACCAGTTACTGAATTAGATGAAAATATATTGAATATCGTCACTGAACAATTTGAAAAAGATATAATTTCACGTTTACCAAAAGGAGCTTTAAATATGTTGACACCCTATGATATTTTCACTAATGTCAATGGAGCTGCTGGAGTAGCTTATGTTGATAAAATTAACAGGAATACTAGTGCTGGTGCACCATATAGGAAAAAGAAGAAAATCTTTATGACAAAGATTGCACCTAAACACGGTATGCAAGATCCTGTAGAATTGGATGATTTGATTCTAAATCGTATGAAAGATATGGAAGTTAAAATGGCTAAAGGTGAGCGAAGCTATCCTGTATTTACAGCAGTATTTAAGGATGAAGCAGTATCATTTGCTAAAATCCAAAAGAAGAAAACTAGAATCTTCACTGGCGCACCCTTAGAGTTCACACTCTTGGCTAGGAAGTATTTCTTGAGTGCTATACGCTTGATTCAAAATAACCGTTTTGCCTTTGAAGCGGGACCAGGAACTATAGCTCAATCTCTAGAATGGCAAGAGATGTACGATTACATCGTTAAACACGGTTTAGACCGTATCATTGCTGGAGATTACAAAGCTTTTGATAAAAGAATGAGTCCAATGGAAATCCTTGCTGCCTTTGATGTTATTATCCACTTCTGTGAACAGAGTGGAAACTATACTGAAGAGGACATCAGGGTGATTCGTTGTATAGCTGAAGATACAGCGTTTCCTCTAGTGGATTACAATGGTGATTTGGTAGAATTTCATGGTTCCAACCCATCAGGTAATCCACTAACGGTGATACTCAACTCACTTGTAAATTGTCTTCGTATGAGGTATGTTTATTTCTTATTAAATCCTAATGATGATGTTCATACATTTAAGGATAATGTAAGTTTAATGACATATGGAGATGATAATATCATGTCAGTGAGAGAGGGCTGTGATTGGTATAATCACACAGCAATCTCAAAAAAGTTCAATGAACTTGGAATTGAGTATACTATGGCCGATAAAGAAGCTGAGAGCGTGCCATACATCCAAATAAAAGATGCCTCATTTTTAAAGAGGACATGGAGATTTGATGAAGAACTTGGATGTTATGTTGCACCATTGGATCATGAGTCTATTGAGAAGATGCTCATGGTCTGGAATCGATCTAAATCAATTTCTGAGGGAGCTCAAGCAATTGCTGTCATTGAAA